TAGTCCCAATTATCATAAGGTTTTTTTCTTGCAAATAATTCAATGTATGGACCATCCACAAGTCTTTCTATTTCTTTATGTAGTAGTGGTTTTTCGGAGTGTTTACCTCTTTGTGATACCACTAATTGTGCCACATCCATGGCCTTTCTTGACGGTCTACCCTTTGTTGCAAGTAAACACATTTCAGGATTACCTCTTGTCCAGTATCCTAAACCAGTAAAAAATCCTAACTTCTTTCGATTCGTTTTTGCCCATGTAAAACCAACTGTCTTGTACTTAAAACCCCAGGCGTCTATAACTTTAAACGCCTGGTCTAACATAGGGTCAACAACCCACATTAAGAGGACTGCATTGTCCTCAGCAATTCGGTCAACAGGTAACCGAATAATGTCAGTAAGAGGCATGCAAGGATAGTGTCTTTCAGGACTTTTATCCTTTCCTTTATCTGACCTCGTTTTAAAATACCACGGAGGGTCTGCATATATAACTCCATATTTTTTGGTTGGGAAATCAGCCAAAGAAACTCTCCTCTTTAGCTGTTAAGTTATTCGTAAACTGTTCATAGTTTACAAAATGTAAATCGAAATTATATCCTCTTGCCATTTCATTACAATGGTCTAATACACTTTTAGATATTTTATGGTCGCCTTTTATAATGTACACATTTCTATATTGATATTTCTTAAAGTATTTCCATAGTTTGTGTGGTAATTTTTCTTCTACACTACCACCTGAATTTTGATTAGTACAATCGGCAAATATTTTACCTCTACTACTTTCAATAATAAAATCTATTGCATGTTCGCCAGACCTGGCTCTTTTATAACTAATGTTATTTTCTCTACAATAAGCTTCAACTTTGTCCTCTAGTAATTGTCCGCTTATGTTAACAGGATTATCCAAAGAATGCCTCCAATGTTGCTTGTGGTTCATCTTTCCAATTCACAGCATCCAGAATGAAACGCATAGGGTCAAGGAAAGTCTTTTGAAATTGTATATCATAGTCGATATACTCTTGTAGTTTAAACTCTTCAGGTAGAGTTGTCATATAACTAATCACATCAAACTTAAATGGATTAGCAGCCTTCAATTTAATAAACTTAATCTTATCTCCTTCTTGTATGAGAGGATATTTACTTTGTAGACCAAGTCTATGTATTTGATAGTTATAAACCAATGCACCTTTCACATGTATTGGTGTGCCTTTGATAAAGATGTTTGCACTATCTCTATACTTTTTAAGATTGTTACAACTTCTAGGAAAGGCAATTGATTCTGCCGGCAATGTCATAAACTCTTTTCTAAAATCTGCAACAAGTTTATGTAAATCTGTTTCTTCTTTACCCATGATGACCTTGATTGCCTCTTTAATCTTACCACGACAAACTTGTGGTGTAGATGATTTAACTGCCTCAATACCCATAAGTTTAAGTTTAGGTTCGGCAAGTCTAACACCCTCGTCATCAAGAACATTTAACATATATCTTTTCTTTGCAACCCATATACCTTTGTTGGCAATTACTTCTCGTTTCATTACCATGGCATTTTTAAATGCATTAGAATAATCTGCTAACTCTTCAAAACACTTTTCAATATATGGTTCAATCTTATTGTCACAGACCTTACCAAGAAAATCAATAATCTGTTCTCTCGATTTACCCTCACAAGTTTTCTCTACTAGTTTACCAAAACGAACATAGATACTATCAGTATCAGACGCAACAATATAATCTACTTCACCTTTTGTTTGTAGTATTTGATTTAGATATTCATTCACTTTCTTCTCAATGAAACGAATAATAAACTGACCAGCCGTTGTAATACCACTTGCCTGTCGTACATCATAGTATCTAAAGTATTGATTACCAACTGCACCATAAGCTGAGTTCAAGGCAATCTTCTTTGACCATTGAATATTGTGGCACCTTGCAATCTCTTTGACAAGTTTAGGGTCTTTAGTCTTTTGATACTCGGCTTTCGCCTTCAACATTCTTTGTTTGAATACAACTCTTTCATTGTACATTTTCTCCATCATTTCAGGAAGAAAACCTTGACTATCATTCTTAAACTTGGCGCCGTTTGGTGTTAAACATGCACCCTCTGTTTTAAGATAGTTAAGTGGTACTTTCATGTCAATCATTTTATTAACATTGACACCATGAGATGATTCACCAAGTATCTTTTCAGGCGAAATATTGTATTGAATAATAATATGTGGATATAGAGAGTTAATATCAAACGAAACAATCCAGTCATGGCCACCAATGATTGGTTCTTTTACATAAGCGCCTTCGTATTTTGTTTCTTTACTATTCTCTTCTCTTGGTGGTACACATATATTCTTTTGCATAAGATGATTTGCAATCAAGGTATCCCACACTCTAACTTGTGAGAATATATCATCATAGTTTACCTTTGAATCATATGCAACAGTAAGTGACAGGTCAATAAGACCTAGTTTATCTTCTAAGGCGTCAACGATTTCAACATCTTGAATATTGTAATCAACAAATGATTGAAAGTCTTTTGTATACCAATCTTTAAATGTATCATAACCTGCGTCATCTTTACCACGACCAAGTTCTAGTTCACCAATAAAGTCTAGTCTATAACTCTCTTGTCTTGTAGGAATAAACCACTTATACAAGTCAAGGTAATCTAACATAGAAATACCATATAGATTGTAAACAGTTTGTACTTTACCATGTGTAACAACTTCACCTCTATTGATTAAATTCCAAGGCGACATTCTGTTTGCAACTTTATCACCTGCAATCAGTTTAATTCTATTCATCAAATATGGTAAGTCAAAAAACTTGGTGTTCCAGCCTGTGATAACATCTGGATAATTTTTAATCCAGAATTTCATAAACTCAAACATCAATTGTTTTTCGTCTTTACATTCGACATAAGTTACATCTGGTCGGTCAGTTACAAACTTACCAACACCCCATGTAATGATTTGTTTATTAGATTGATTCTTTACTGTGATACATAACAACTGTTCTTGTGGGTCTTCGACATCTGGAAAACCTCCTTCACAAGTTGTTTCGATATCAAGGGTAAAGATTTTAATATTTTCTTTATCCCACTCAATCTCGGTTGGATATTCTTGACCGATATATTGATAGTGATATCTTTCTAGGCCATATACTGGCGAATTTTGTGTGGCAACTTCTTTACGAAATCTACGAGCTGCACTTATATTAGTAAACTCAATAGGTTTTAGAAACTGGCCTTGTAGTGTTTTATAAACTGAATGCTCTTGTGTCAGACAATATAAAGTAGGACCGAAATCAATCTTTTCTTTATACTCTTTGCCGTTTAAGACACCACGAATAAGAAGTTTACCTTTGTGTTCAATTACATTTTTATAGAAGTTCATCTTTTCTCAATTTCACCGTTACATTATTTAATTCATCATTTAGTTGTATCTGACATGCCAATCTTGACTTGTCTGTATAACCTTTTTCATATTCCAACAACTCTTGTTCTAAAGAGTTCTCTTCTATCTTTAACTGTGGCCATTGTAACATATCTACATAGATATGGCAAGTCGCACATGCACAACAACCACCACAATCAGCAGGTATCTCTGGTAAATCCAGTTGTTTAGCTGCCTCCATGATGGTGTAACCAACAGGTACCTCTGTTGATAGTGTTTCACCACTCTCTCTAACAAAATTAACTTTTACCATTGGTGTTACCCTGGCAAATTAGTTTCTGTTATAAGTCCTGATGGTTTAGTAATTATCTTACTTGTGTTTGCTTCGTAATTTGATTTGATATCATCTTTCGGTTCTGTCATAAAGACAATCTTATCTTTTGCAACCGTAACTGTATCGCTTTTTCCAAATGCGTTATACAATGACATCATTAATTGAATGGGTTGACCTGGACCCTTTTGTTGTGGTATGATTACAAATGGTTTGTTCAAACTCACACCTTGGTCGTTTTCGCCTACTTTAGCAATTATATCTTCACCTGTACTTAATCTTAATAACTTCACTTCACTCATATTATCTCCTAATCTAAACTATATTTAGTTGTTATCACATACTTTCTTTGTGGGTTTACCATGACATTTAATTTTTTCATAAATGCACGGTCAAGAAGAATAGGTGTTCTATCTTCTCTATCGTCAATGGTAAATTCTACATCTTTATAGAAACCACCGGCAAATTCTACATCTAGTTTTACGACATATCGGTCTTCATCATAATCTCTCAAACCACCTACTTTAATATCTTCTTTACGAACAATATCACTTGTAATAGTTTTATCTAATAGAGACCATGTAATTTTATTTCCGTTTATTTTAAATTTATCAGCATGTATAACTGGCATGCCTGAATTACCCGTATCAAATTTTGATACTAATTCACCAAAAGGTTTTATAGTCAAAATTTCTTTATACCCACACTCTGTAGGTACAGTAAATCTATTTTCTTTATTTGCAAAGTGTGTAATAACTTCTTTTGCAATATTCATACCTGTAGCGTCTTCAATACCCTCTGTACCTGGTGAAGAGTTTACTTCAAGAAAATAAGGTGGTTGTTTATCTCTATTCTTACTAGGTATAAAATCAACGGCAGTCCAATAACCACCAACTGCTTTAGCAGCCTTTAAACTTTCTTCTATTTCTAGTTCAGTTAATTTAATCTTTTTAGGTACTGAACCTTGCGATACATTTGACCTGAAATCTCCTTCGATAACTGGTCTTGCCATAGCAGCTAATACTTTACCACCTAATACATGTACTCTGACATCATATTCTGTCTTAATATATTCTTGTATCAATAGGTCAGCGTCTTCATCTTGTTTGTGAATAAGTTGCACAATAGAATCTAAACCTTTTGGACTATCGACAAACAATACACCAACACCTTTACTACCTCTCAATGTTTTCATAATAAGAGGAAACTTAATACCTGATTCTTCTACTTGTTCATTAGATTTTTCGGGGTCACTAATTAACTTGGTCAATGGTTGTGTTAAACCATAATCTGCAAGTCTTAATGCTGTTCTATATTTGTCTGCACAAATATTAATTGTAGTTCTTGGATTTACAAGTGTTGCATTGGCTCTTTCAAGTATAGACACAAGGTCTAACCAACTATCTTTTCTTGTAATACTACCACGAACAATAGCAACTGTCATGGCACCAACTTCAAAACCTTTTTTGTCGTCTTTGTTATGAAATCTACGAACACCGTCCTCTAAAGTTGTATAACCACCAGTAAGTTTGAAGAGGTAAAACGGATAGTTTAACTTCTTACATTCTTCTTGTAGTCTATCGGCAGTATGAAATTCTTTTGCATTATCTGGCTCATCTGTAATGATAAGCAGACGCAAAAACTTTTTATCGCCTGTAGCCTCTTCTAGGTAATTTTTAAACGGTTGTACTTGCACTTTTACTATCTTCTGGTTTTTTGCCTATATTATATTTAGCGACCATATTCCATTCACTCTTCTCTTTAAATGGTAATACTTTGATTTGACTTAATGGTGCCTTGTTTTCAACTAAAGAAGTATTAACTACCTCTATTAAATTCCAGTCTTGTAGTAATAATGCTATTGTATTTCTTCTTTGTATATCGTTTTCTGTTAAAGTAGAGTTCTTACCATCAAGGGCAAATAACTCCTTGAAGTGTGTAATGTAATATTTACCTTGTTTGTGTAAAATATGACAACTCTGAAATAGTGTTTTGTCTTTACGACTTGCAACACCAATTCTAGTTAGGGTTTCTCTGACTTTTAGAAAATCGTCCGGTTGCTTGATAGTGACTTCTAGCATATCACTTTGCGACCAATTTATAGTATCTTCACTCATTTTTTTCTCCCACCTTTTTTCAGGCCAATTTTTATAAATTCAATTTGGTCGTCTGAAAGTAGGTTAAGAGCTTCTTTAGCCTTTTGATTACTATAACCATAATACTCTTTTATTACTTCAAGGTCTTTGACTTTCTTTTGTGATAGCCACTTCCCACCAAATCGCTTCTTCTTTCGGATACTATTTATAAAATAGTGGAATTGCATCCGTTTTGGTAGGAAATGTAATCCATTCATCTCGTTACTATGCATGATTGTATCATAGAACATAGACAAACATCTGTTAATGATAAATGTAGGATACTTTTTCTCCCACACAATATCATCTGTGTCTAGTAATGGTTCTTTAGTTTCATTGATAGCTTTAAGATAGTCTTTCAATTCATACATGATAGACCTCTATTTAAACTTACAATTAGCCATAATCTCCGTCAAACACGCAACCATATTAATCTCTTGGTCTGCCACAAAAGCAGACTTGTACTGGTAACCAGCAATGATTAATATTGATTGAGGTATAGAAGAAGCTTCTAAAGCATTATACATTAGTTCGTATATGGTAGTAAACAATGATGATGGTTCTTTATCAAGATTGTCAATAACCCATTTACGCATGTCATTAAATCTTTTTTCTTTTAAGACTTTGACAAGTTCTTTTGTATTTGCTTCAGATAAACTAAACAAAATACCACTATCAATCTTACCTCTAACGGAATATCTTTGAAGTTCATTGATAGTCCGTCTGAAATCAGGATAGTATTTTTGTATTAGTTCAGCCAATACTTTGTTATCATATTCAACTTGCTCATCATCAAGGACTTTACCAAGTCTTTTTAATAATGCCTGTGCTGTCTTGACTTTCTGTCCGTTCTTGATAGCAAAGTCGATTACGGTACATCTACTATGTAAAGCAGGTAAAATCTTGTTCTTGTAATTACAAGTAAAGATAAATCTACAATTTTTGTAAAATGTTTCAATGAAGTTTCTTAAAGCAGGTTGTACTGATTCGGCATTCATATAGTCTGCCTCGTCAATAATCACCACTTTATGATTTGAATGTTCAGTTAATGATACGGTAGAAGCAAAGTTCTTAATCTTGTTTCTTAATGTATCAATCTGACGGCCTTCATCTGAACCGTTTATGATAATATAATCTGCACCAAGTTCCTCACATAAGGCACGAGCAACTGTAGTCTTACCGGTACCTTGCGTACCAGCCAATAACAGATTAGGTATTTCTTTTTGTTTTAGAAATTCAGCAAATGTATTCTTAATGTCTTCACTTAATATACACTCACTAATTTTCTTTGGTCGATATTTCTCGACCCATAGGTATTCTGACATGATATAATCCTCAATTGTTTCATAATTTAAAATTCACTATCTGGCTCAATAGCAATCCAATACTGTATTGGTTTATTTCTATTGATAAAGTGAGATATCTTTTGTGAAGATATGGCTACATCATAATCATCTCTAATCATTTTAAAGTTTTCAGTTTTAAAATAAGCTTTAAAGGTCTTATCAGTTTCACCAATAACAAATGAATAGTCATTTGATGATGGTGTTTTCTTATCAGTAGCAACTAGTTTAATCTCTGAACCATCACCTGTCACAGCAATGTCTGGTAAATTAAGTGTCGTTACACCTTTCATTAATTTTTCAAAGACATCTTTTTTCAAAGAAAATGTTACATACTTATCAGGCATGGTAATCATTTTAGTCGGTGCAACTACAACCGATTTGTCTGCAAAATAATATTTAATTGCTTGTTTACTATTACTATCTTTAATGGTTAGATTTTGACCACCATTAAATGCAAGGTCTGACTTATCAAACAAGTCAACAGCCCTCAAAAATTCTGGTAAATCGTAGATAGCAAACTCTTGTTCAAACTTTTCTGATACATCAGCCTGTGCTAATATATTTTTTAGTGTTGAAATAGTTTGAAGTTGATTGCCTGGCTTAACCAAGATGTTCTGGTTAATATCTGAAAAGTTTTTCAGAATAGCAACTGTATCACTACTTATGTTCATTATATAATCTCCGTTTCATAATTAATTGGAGCGGAAGGATTGTACTGCCCAATCTTCTCTTGGTTGGAAACCAAGTGTGTTACTTTTATACTACTTCCGCATTTGTTCATGTTACACATAATACACTAAAGGCGTCCTAATGTCAAGCCTAGGACGCCAATAGTTTAAAATGTTATTTTATATTGATAGTTCTAGCTTTCTTGTGGTCTGGAACAATCTTCTCTAAAGATACTTTTAAAAGACCATCTTTTAATTCAGCACCTTTAACTTCCATATCATCAGCAATTGTAAAGTGTTTCATAAAGTTTCTTTTAGCAATGCCTTTGTGTAATACACCGTCATTGTCTTCAACTTCTTTTTCATCTTTACTCTTTACTGATTCGATTTTTAGTACATTATCCTCGTAATTTACTGATACATCTTTCTTACTGTATCCAGCTAATGCCACCTCAATGTCATATGATAAAGAACCTGTCTTTACAATATTGTATGGTGGATATTTGTCCGCTGTCATATGTGGAATATGATTGTGTAAGTAATCAAGATGGTTAAACATCTCGTCAAACCCCACGGTAAACGGTTGTAAGTTACTAAAGATTGATTGAATTGCTTTGTGATTTGTCATTTTAATCTCCTTTTTTAAGCAAGTTAAATTTGATACCTCTTATGAGCGTATCATAGTTATTTATATAGTCATTATATTTCATATTTCAAGTGGTAGTTTTTTGTATATTAGAGGCTATAAAAAACTACCAAAATCGAGCCGCAGCTTAAGTTCTTTTGAGTGTTGAACCAGGCGCAAATGCCAAACAAACACATTTAGGTTAACGCTAGCGCCCCTAAATTCTGGTGGGCTGAGGTAGGTCTCACCCTCATTATACTAACTTATCTTACTAAGCCTATCACCGTAGTGCTACGAAGACCAATGAGCCCGAATTAGGTGGTGGTTTTGTTATCTCAGAACCACCTAACTGCGGCTTGTAATTCTGCTTATGCATGGGTCAAGCTACCCTCCACGCCCCAGGTCTTACGAGTTGCCTGGTATCACTATTTATTCATATTATAAGCACAGGCATGGAATTCTATCTTTCCTGTTCCAGTTTTTTCATCTTCTTTTTGTAATTCTTTATGCCTTCTTTTTTCTTTTCCCTCTTTATTTCTGACGGTTTTTGATAGTATTGTCTAGCTCTTAACTCTTTTACAATACCCTCTTTCATAACCTTTTTCTTCAAAACTCTCATAGCTTTTTCAAGGTTACCGCCTCTAACTTCTACAGTTATACTCATTCTATATTACCTCCTCCCTTGATAGTGTAAAAAGGTGGAGGGCACTACCCCTCCACCAAGGACTTACACTATGATTGATAGATTTAGATGGCGCTATCG